TGCGTGCGAGAGTTCCACCAGGAGACGCTGGAATAATTCCGCCCTCTGCAAGCGGAGGGATAGTGGGGAAACCGATTGTTCCTCCGCCAAATGGCCCAATTTTTGGAAGACTGATTCTTAGTTTTCCAAGTGAACTGTTCCACAGGCTGATTAAAGCGTTTATTGCGCCTTTAACAACTCCCATTACAACGTTAAATGCTGATCTGACTGATCCTGCAATTCCGCCAAAAGCATTAGTGATTCCGCCAACAAGTCTAATAAATGCTGCAATAGAGTCTGCGGCAAACTTAATCGCGCCAACAAGGACGACTTTAAAGATTGGAACAATTACCGCGCCTAAGAAATCACCGATACCCTTAAGGACTGTCTTTATTCCACCAAGTGTAGGGCCAAGATCGCCAAAAGCGGATTTGACAGTTTTAATTGCTTCGCTAAACGCTCCACCTAGCGCACGACCAAGCTCTGTAATAGCGTTTCTAAACGTCTCACTTTGATTGTACGCTCCTACTAAAATAGCAATAACAGCCGCAACTGCTGCGACTGCTATAAGAATAGGAGCGGCGGCAGCGCCAAATGCGAGGTTGAATAGAAGTAAAAAGCCTTTAGCGTACTGAATTGCAGCTGCAAGTTTTCCAAAAACTCCTACGACTGAAAGAACGGCTCCGACAACTACTTTTCCAGCAAAGCTGACAACAGTTGCGATAAGACCAAAAGCAGAAAACGCAGCAAAAATTCTCGCGCCAAAGTCAAACAAAGCCTTCATCCCAGGGCTTGACATTATATTGGTTATAAACTCTAAAGCACCTGTGAGAACCCCAAAGAACGTTTGAATAGCTCCAGTTGAAAGAGTTACCTTTGCAAATTCAATAAACGCTACAATAAACTTAGCAACTGCAGGAGCTGCGGCGTTTGCCTGCTTAAGAATTTCTCCAAATGAAGGAGCTGCTTCCTTAAGAATATCAAAGAATACTTTAACGTTAGGGTCTGCGCCAGCTTTAAGAATCTCTTTAGTGAACGCGCCTAACGAGCCAAGAACCGCGCGAGCATTGACAGATACGTCTTTAAAATATTTTGCAAGTTGGTTTTGCCCTGCAGCAGACCCAGAAAACTTTTCAAACTCGGCTGTGGCGTCTCTAAACCACGTAAGGATGAAGTCTCCAGCGCCTCCTGGAGCAAAAATTGCCTTTACAACGTTTACCGCGCCGCTAAAGATGTTACCAAGAATCTCACCCCACTTAGCGGCGATGTCTCCTGCCTTATTAAAGAATTTTTCTAATGACCCGGACGCCTGTGCGGTATTTAAGAACTTAGCAAAGTCCGCTGTTTTCTTAGATAGAAAGTCTGTAAACTTACGGATAAGCGGGTCTGCGGCAACAAGAATTGAAAGAATAGAGTCATAAACATTTCCAATTGTTTTTCCAAGCCCTTCAACTACATATCCTGATTGCTCAAAAACTTTACCAAGATCTTTAATGTTACTTGGATTAACTATAGCGTCGATAACAGAATTAAATGCCTTGCCTAACGACGTGCCAAGTTTTGCCATCATAGGTGTTAACGCTGGGAATAGCTCGGTGCGAAGTTTTTCTAGCCCTTCTTTTACAGCAGGTAAAAACGTCTCAGCGACTGCGTCGCGGATTTTCTTAAGCGCTGGTATAAATGTGCCAACCATGTACTCGACAAAGTCACGTGCAGCAGGCGAAAGACCGTTTAATGCGTCCGCGTAGGCATCTGCACCAGCGGCAGCTGAAGTATTAGCTTTTGCTTGGTCTTCCATAGCTCGCTCAAGATCATCATACGCATCTTGAATTTGACGAATAATGTCTTCTTGTCGATCTGCGTATCTCTGTCTAGTGTCTTCAATTTTCTTTTCTGCATCAAGAATTTTTTGAGTGTTTTCAAGCTTGACAGCTGTAATGTTTGCTTCAGCTTCTTGCTGGCTGCGTAGAGCATCGCGAGCTGTTTTAGCAACATTTGCCTGTGCGTCTTCTTGGCGCTCAAGCGCATTGATGTAGCCAGTTGTATTTTTAGGATCTCCAGCTAGCTTATCTTGTTCCTTTTGAAGATCTTTATTCTTGTCCTTAGCGCGACGTAGACCAAGTTCAGCCTCAGCAAACGCAAGTTGTGCCTCACGACGAGCGCGGGAATTTGGAGGTAAATCTTGAGTACGCTGTAAGGTCTCACGAGCCTTTTCAAGAGTAATAGATGCGCGCTTCTCTGAAAGTGCTGCATCTTCTGCATCAAATCCAATTTGCTGTATTTCTTCACGGCCATCTTCGAGTGCCTTTGTTAGATCAATCTGCGCTTCTTTAAGACGATTATTGGCATCAATCATCGCCTCTGTATTTTTTTCTTTTACTAATGCTAGCTTAGCGTAAGCTTCTTCTTCTTGTGTAGCGGCATCAGCGACTGCATCAACCTTGTCTTGCTCTGCCTCAATCATATCCGCAACGCGGTCACGTTCAAGACGACGACCGTCTGTTACAAGTTTTTCAATGCGTTTTTCAATGTCTTCAATTCGACGAGCAGCTGCAATTTTTGCAGCGGTGTTGTCAGCCGTAGCTTTCTTTGAAGCCTTAAGGCCAGCTGATATAGCTTTAGAAACTCCAGAAAATGCCGCGAATGCCGTTACAGCTGATAAGCCAATTGCTGTAAATATTCCTGGTAAGACTACAAGAGAAGGGATAGCTCCTGCAACTGTGCCTGCTAGCGCAACAAATCCTCCAGCTAGAGAACCTATACCAGAAACAAGAACGGAGATGAGAGGGCCAATAGTGTAACCAGTTCTAACAAGAGATTGGAACTGCGCGCGCGCTTGTAAAGCACTTGCGCCAAAGTCGTCAAAAGATCTTGCTAAACTTCCTCCAGCTCCAGAGTTAAAACCTTTAGAAAAAGTTTTTCCTATGTTTGAGCCATCACGCTCTAGATTGATTCCGCTTGCTGCTCTTCTAACTTCAGACTCGAAGCCTGTTGTTATTGCCTTAACAACTATATATGCATCACCGACTACTGCCACTTACTCACCTCCTTCCTATTTCTTTTTGTAATATTCTTATCGAGTAATTGGACCGTCTAGCATATCGCCAAATGGCTGATCTGCTGCGGCGTTTACTTGTGTAGGTCTAATAAATGGTTTGGCTGCCTTCTGCTTCTGTATAGGGTCAAAAGGCACTATCTTTTCTTCTTCATCTTCAGAGATAAACTCTAAATCGTCAAAGTTCTTGTAAACGCCTTGCCCACCTGCGTTAGAATTTTTATTCGCAGCGTACGCGTATGAAGTCTGATAGAAGTCTTGATAGATAGCAATACGTGAACGATCTCGCCCGTCAGCTTGTTCTACGGAAGAATAGAAAAGATCATCCTCAAAGAAGTAGTGCAAGACGTCAAGCATATCACTTGCCTCCATTTCCTTTAAGTCTAATCCGTTCACGAGTGCTTTTCCATTAATGTAGGGCCAGAGATCTATTCCCCAGGAGAGGAGACTTCTGGCCCCTGGTTCGGGCGCGAAGCATACATCTCCACCAACCATCCGCTGATCTCGCCAAGCTTTTCCATCTTAACGATTTTTTCTGGATGAACTAGTAGAGCGTTGAAGCGCTCGTAGCTTTCTTCAATAAGAGCATGCTTAAAAAAGAAGTTAATCGCGTTAGCAGCTTGCGCTGGGTCTTCAGAGCTTGACTTGGCAACTAGGTCTAAAAGAACCTTGCCTTGTAGCTCTGGGCGGCAATGAAACTCTTCTCCGTGGATCTTAAATGATACTGATTCTTTCTCGCCTGTGTCATCAGAACCAAAATCTTTGAACTTGGTCATTGTTTCTTCCTCCGTATTGTGTTGGTGTCTTTATTAAAGCACGTGCTTTAATTCTAGGTTATCTTATCAAATAAAGGTTATCGGTGAGGTACCTATTTGGCCTTGTTCCAGGGTGTTTCACAGCGTGAGTATAGATAACTCTTCCACCAGAAGTAAACCTTAAAACTTGAGCGCGATTAGGAGTAATGATGTGCGGGCGAGTACCTTCGTGATGCATAAGCGCATAGCTTAAAGGAGAGCCTATTCTTACCTGTTGGCCAAATGGTGCACGCTCTTGGCGCATGTGTATTGACGCCTTTAAGCGTCCAGTCTTTACTCCTACTTGGTTTTTAGCACCTGCCATAATTGCGCGTCCACGAGCAAATAAATATCTGCCTACTGGGCCATAAGGGTCGTTTAGCAAAAAGTCAAGAGCACGTGGGCGAAAAACTATTACGCTTGGGCCTATTGGCATTATGGAACCACCATAGATACCTGCATACGAACGGTCTCGTAACCGCCCTCAGGGTTTCCAGCCTCGACAGTGGCAATAACACCCATGCCGTACTCGCCGTCTTCCCACTGGTCAAGACGACGAATTAGTTCCATAAATAGATAGCAATCAACTGCCGCGATCTCTGAACCTTCTTGGATCTTCTCACCAGAAGGCGCTTTTCCATTGTTACCGACGACAGGGATCTGTCGCGATACGGCAATGCTGAGTACCGCTGTTCTTGGCTGTGTACAGCGTTGAGGCTGACTTGCCTGATCTCCAGGAAGGCCTAGATACATCTGAACAAATGACACAGAAAGCTGCTCGCAGTCAATCGCAGGCTCGCCCATCAACCAAAAACGACGTGAAGGAAGATCTA